GCATATGATCTGTTCAAGGCAGCAAGCCCGACTGTGCGCGCAAAGGCTTTGAATAACTGATGTGAACTAAACAAAAAAGCCCCCGGCGCGCCAACGCCGGAAGAATCAACAAGAATACAGGAGGACAAAATCATGGGCTTTATGGATACTTTACAGAAAGAATCTTCTTACTCTACCGCATCCGGTAATTCGTACCAGTACGTGGTCCTTCAAGTCACACTGAAGGAAAAGTTCATCGGCACCGGCTCTGGAAACCTGACTGAGCTGGAGAATGTCATTAACCAGCAGGCCGCCAAAGGCTATCGGCTCCATACTATAACCACCGCCAACGGCGGCAGTAAGGGACTGATGGGCGGTGACCGCATTCAGGCTACAATGGTTTTTGAAAAGGTGAACTGATATAAGGACGAAAGAAAACGCCCCCCAGTCAGACGTTGACCGCCTGATGGAGGGCTTGAATGCCGAAAGTATACGGAAACTGAGAGAGTATGCAGAGCTGCTCCTGCTTGGGCAGGAACAAGGGAAAGAAAAGCTGTAAAGTACAGACATCCTACTATAATAATAGTGTAAAAATGCTGAATTTGTAAAATAAACGCAAGAGAAAACGCAAGAGAAATCTTAGCGGATTCTCTTGCGTTATTTTTTTTTGCGCATTTTTCAGGAAAGCGAGGGAACAGGAATGGCAAAACACATGACGCAGGATGACCGCAAGGTGCTGGAAGCTCGGTACAATGCCGGACAGAGTGTTGCCGGAATCGCCAGGGCGATGAGCTTCAACTATTCCACCATCTATAAGGAACTGAAGCGCGGCGACACTGGAAAGATGGATGCCAATGGTCGCGCAGGATATAGTGCAGAGCTTGGGCAGCAGCGATTATACAACGCAAAGCAGCGGTTCAGGTATCGGGCGGATTGCCCGGCGGAGTAAGGCATGGGAGAAGTGTTTAAGCTGAACCATTGCTATAACATGGACTGCCTGCCGGCAATGGAACTGTTCCCGGATAATTATTTTGATTTGGCGGTTGTGGATCCACCGTATTTCTCTGGCCCGGAACGCAGAGGATTTTACGGATCAAAAGTCAGCAAAATAGGCGTACATCGTGACTACCCCGTCTCTCCTGCTTGGAGTAAACCAGAGCCGGAGTATTTCAAGGAGCTGTTTCGAGTGTGCCGCCACTATATTGTATGGGGCTGCAACTATTTTGACTACCAGTTTTCTACCGGACGGATCGTGTGGGACAAGTGCAATGGGAATTCTAGCTTTTCAGATTGCGAGATTGCGGCAACAAATTTGTTTTCCTCAGTGAGAATGTTCCGGTATATGTGGTCCGGCATGATGCAGGGAAAAAGCATCACAGAAGGCGACACCATGCAGGGAAACAAGAGCTTGAACGAAAAGCGAATCCACCCAACGCAGAAGCCGGTTGCTCTTTATGACTGGATTTTCAAAAACTATGCAGAGCCAGGGCAGAAGATCCTTGACACCCACCTCGGAAGCGGAAGCAGCCGCATAGCAGCATATGAGGCAGGGCTTGGCTTTATCGGATTTGAAATTGATCCGTTCTATTTCCAGTTGGAAGAAGAACGGTTTTCTGAGTACACAAGTCAAACAAGTCTGTTTCACATGGAGGGAAAGAAAAAATGATTCTTGAAAAACTTCACAGAACAATCAACAATTTCAACAAGACATTCAACTGGCGGCGCTTCCGCCGCGATGCGCTGCACCTGGGAGAAAGCCTGCTGGTGTTCGGCGTGCTGTATGGCATTTTTTCAACCCTGATCTGGGGTGTCTGCTGGCTGTTCAAAATCAATTACAACCCAGATCTCATTGCCGTTGCATGGGCAGTGCCGGTGTTGCTGGACACTTTGGTCAACAAGGCTTATGACTGGAACAATGAAGTCCGGGACTGGGATTGAGAGGTGGGAACGACCTATGGATGAAGCAACAAGAATCTCGCTGAAAGACCAGTTCAACAGCCTTTTGGTACGGGCTATTGAGGGTAGGCGCGGCGGTATGGCACTGATGCGGGTGCTGGAAGAACTGGACTTTTACAATTCCCCGGCCAGCGCGAAGCATCACCTGAATGTCCCCGGCGGTCTGGTGATGCATTCTCTCAATGTGGCAAGAGCCGCCCTGGAATTATGCGACAAGATGCCGCAGTTTGCAAAATGCAATAAGGGCGCAGTCTTGACCGCCGCGTTACTCCATGACGTTTGCAAGGCTGGGCAGTACATCAAAAAGCCGGATGGCAGTTACCGTTATGAAGATGGTCACTTGATGGGACACGGTGAAGCATCCGTCAGCATTATCAAAGACTGGATTTTCTTGACCGATACGGAAGCCCTGGCAATCAGGTGGCACATGGGAGCATATAGCGGAGAGCAGGACTGGGGAACGCTCAGCAAAGTATACGACCGCTGCCCGGAAGCTCTGTGCCTGCACATGGCTGACATGATCGCAACGCACATCATGGAGGTAGAAGAGTGAGCAGAGGCACCGCCTACTATGATCTTCCGAATGGTGAGCGAATAGAACTGCCGACAACCATGCCGGATGTTGAGGAAGTGCCGGGACCCCTATGTGATGGAAAATTTGAATTGCCAGAAGCCGTAAAAGAAATGTTCAAGTGGATGGATGAAACATTCGGAACATGGGAAAGCGACTTCAGCAGTTTCAAAATCTGGATGAAATTGCGGAAAAACTTCAATCCACCGGTGCGCTGGGAAGCGATGCAGGACAAGCGTCGAAACCCAAAGCCTTTGGGCCGAAACACCTATTTATATAAAGCAAGGAAGATCAAGAGCTTGGCAAGAAGTACACATACCAGAGTATCCCTGCACAAGGGAAAACAAAAGGGTACTGAAGAACAGTGCAAGCACACATTCAAGATAACCGAAGCCCGGTGCGCGCCTTGCAGTGGTTACAACGTGGAGTGCGAGCACTACGAGAAAAACAGTGCCGCTGATACAAAGCATGGTTCTTCTCGAACGTGAAATAAGCAGCCCTGCACCGCAGAAGCGGGGCTGCTTTTATATGGCGCATGGCGCTTTTTCTAGGCATTGAGCGCTGCAAGCAGGGCCGGACCCTGTATGTGCCGAGTTGAGTTTTCCATGGAAGCCGGTACGGTCAGGAAATCAGCCGGCCGACATAGCGGAATGGTGCTGTACAGCAGCGTCCTCCTTTCCGTTCAAGCCCGGTGAAAGACCGGG